CCAGCTTGAGACCGATCTGAAGCAGGACTCCGGTGCGAATCAGTTCACCCGTGGCGAGACCACCGGCGGTATTGTTTCCGGTAAGGCGATCAACTCCCTGATCCAGGCTGGCGGCAAGATTTCCTCCATGCGGACGGAGCAGATCAAATACTTCTTCAAGGATATCGTGGAGCAGATCATTTGGCTGATGGCTCAGTTTTACGATGACAAGCGTGTGATGATGATCACGGGCCGGAAGGGTGTAACTCGTGAGCTGAGGGTGAACCATGAGCGGCTGTTTGGTAAATCCAAGGGCGCTGTGAATCCTCCTCCGTACACCGTACAGATCGAGATTTCCAGCCGGGACCCCCAGCGGATTGCCAATCAGAATCAGATGTTCATGGAAGCCTACACGATGTCCGCTCAGGCCCAGCAGTTCTTCCCCCTGTCCTCGCTGATCAAGATTCTGAACCTGGACGGCAAGGACAAAATCCTGCCGATCATCGAGGGCAATGAGACCTATCAGCAGCGGATGCAGCAGATGCAGCAGCAAGTGGAGCAGATGGGCCAGCAGATGCAGCAGATGGCAGAAGAAAACCAGCACCTGAAGCAGACCACCATGCAGATGGGCGATGCGCTTTCCTCCGTGAAGGCACGGCTGGGGCAGACCCCCGGAACGGAACCGGAAGAGAGCGCAATGGTCAACCAGGCTGAGAACAACTTCGGACAGCAGACAGGAATGCCGCTGCCGACATAACCAAGGTAAAAGCCTCGTGATGTGCGAGGTTTTTCATATTTTGACTTCCCCGTGATGTGCGGTGGAGGAAAGGAGAACCTATGGGAATTGAGTCTGAATCCAACCTCAATACTGAAGCCACGGAAGCGGATCAGCTGCCGGAAGGTCTGATTGAGGAAACGGACGAGACCGAAATCGACCTTGACGAGGCGATTGATGAAAACGCCGAGGAAGGTCAGGCCGCTGACGAACAGGACGAGCCGGAGCATGAAGCGGAGCCTCAGGCCAAGGAACCGCATTATGTGAAGGGCCGGATTGAGAAGGCGGTAGCGAGGGTACGGGAAGAGTATGAGGCTATTCTCAACCCTCTCCGGGAGCAGCTTTCCGCAATGTCGGAAAGAATGCTGAAGGCCGATGCGCAGGAGCTGGTGAAGAAGGGTGAATTCCGGAGCGTTGAAACCGCCGAGGAATATCTCCGTCTGAAGCAGGGTCTTCCGGCTTCCACAATTGAGGAGCCGAAGGGCCAGCCTCGCAATGCCAACGGACAGTTTGCCCCCAAACAGGATGCCGTGGATGCCGCCACACAGGCCCGGATTGATATGCTGAAGCACCAGGCTTCACAGATCAAGGCGAGGACCGGCGTGGATGTCATCAAGGCGTTCAACGAGGACCCCAATATCAAAAAGCGTGTAATCGCAGGAGAGGTTGACTTCTACGATGTTGCCGATGAGATCGGCAAACAGCCGAAGAGAGGCAAGCCTCCCGCACCGATGCGTTCTCCAAACGGAGCTGCGACCTCCCAGCCGAGGAATGCGATTGAGGAAATGTCCGATGAGCAGTTTGAACGGCTGGAAGCGAGAGTCAAGAAAGGAGCACGCATCCGACAGAGTTAAAGGAGCGTGTAATCCATGCCTAATGTAAACATGAACTATTCCTATGATGCCGGTATTGCCCCGTCCCTTGTGGAAACCTATATCCAGCGCAAGGCCATGAAGAATGTCGAGCCGAATCTGCGGTATCTCGATGATGCCGACATGATCGACCAGCCGGAAGGCAACGGAAAGCATGTCCGTATGTGGCGCTATTCCGAGCTTCCTCCCATCACTACTCCGCTGGCTGAAGGCGTGACCCCGGACGGTCAGAAGCTGACCGAGACGGCGTTCACCGTCATGACCAAACCCTTTGGCGGCTGGATGGCCTACACCGATGAGCTGGATCTGTTCCATGTGGACAAGAAGACCGATGCCATCGCTGAACGCCTCGTCCGTCAGGCGGCCCTGTCCATTGACACCGTGGGCCGTGATCAGATTTGCGCTGGCCTGAATGTGATGTATCCCGGCAGCGTAACCAGCCGTGCTGCGCTGACCTCTTCCGACATCCTGACCTATGCGGTGATCAAGAAGGTTGTCCGCAACCTGAAGAAGAAGGGTGCGCAGCCGTTCCCGGATGGCTACTTCCATGCGAAGATCGACCATGACACCTACTACGACCTGACTCAGGACCAGCATTGGAACGATGTCAGCGTGTACCAGGATGACAGCCGGGTGAAGTCCTACGAGCTGGGCAACATCTACAAGGTGAAGTTTTTCGAGGTGGACAACGGCAAGATTTTCGCCGCCGAGTCCTATCTGTATGGCGCAAAGGCGTACCTGACGGCCTACGCCAACTTCGATGCTGCCAACCGCACGATGATCGTTGCGGATACCATGAGCGAGGACGAGGCCCGTGAGCTGACCGGCAAGATGGTGTATGTGCAGTACACCAACTCCGGCACGGACTATGTGACCCCCATGTGCGTGGAACGGGTGTATCCGTCCGGCACGGCGAATCAGACGAAGATCGTATTCCGCTGGGTCCCTGCGGCTTCTGTGACCGCCAATTGGACCACCGCAAAGTCCCTGAAGGTTGTTCCTTCCGGCGGCGCTACCAGCGGTGCTGAAGTCCATGCTTCCCTGATTTACGGTCAGCACGCCTTCGGCCTCGTGAAGCTGGGCGGCGGCAAGGGCAAGCCGAACATTCAGACCATCATCATGCCGCTGGGCAGCGAGGGCAGCGCCGATCCGCTCAAACAGCGTGGCTCGATTGCGTGGAAGGTGAAGCACTTCGCCTGTGCGGTCATTCAGGATGACTTCATCTGCCGTGTTGAACACAGCGTAAGCGCCTAAGACATTTCCCGGGGAGCCGGTCCACCTCCGCTGGCTCCCCAATTCCTCTCTTTCCGAGGCTATCCGCTTGACCCACGGGTAGCCTCACTTTTTTATAGAAAGGAGCCTGAATATGGCTACGAAAGAAAAAGAAACCCCTGTTGTGAATGAAGAAAAAGCGATGAAAGACAGCCTGACTTTTGCCGTTCCGAAACCGAAGGAGGAAGACGGCGGTCCCCGTGTGCGGATTATCCTGCCGAGGCTGGAGGATGACGGCAGCGTGGCGGTGGATCAGTACGAGCATGTGACCCTTGCCAATGAGAAGGGCGAGGAGCATACCCGGATTCTCCGTGGAGAATTTGTGGATGTCACGGTTCCGGTGTACATGGCGCTGAAGGAGCGCTACGGAAAACAGATCTGAGGAGTGATGCACCATGACCCTGAAAGAGATCAAGGAACAGATCATGTTTCAGACGAACAACGATGCGGATGACCTTGAAGACTTTGAGCCGCACATTGTCGATTACATCAATGACGGCTATGACAGGATCGTGGTGGCTTTTGACCATCAGCATGTAGACCCGGCAAGCGAGATGTATCCGACAATGGAGCAGGACACGGATGATCCGAACCTTCCCGAGTGGATGCACCAATATCTGTCCGATTGGGCCACATGGCTGGTCTATCGCAACGGCAATCCGCAGAAACAGCAGAGAGGCTACGCTTTCCGTCAGCGGTTTGAGGAATTGCTTGCGAGGATCGCCGGTGAAGGCGGCAAGAATGGAATGAATGATGACGGAACGCTGAAGCGGTACAGGAATTTCATCAACATTCCGGAGTGAGGTGGGGAAGATGGCGTATTTCGTGCTGAAAGCCTACGATGCGGATGTCTTCCTCTCCTCGTTCCTTGGGTTGCAACAGGCCGGGGACAATGTTGGCACGGATATCCGCTATGCGGTGGAAGCCAAGAACGTTGAGACCCCGTATGGCGTGTTGCAGCCGCAAGCGGAACCGGAGGTTCTTCCTTACGGATTCTCCGGGAGGATTGAAACGCTGGCCCATCTGTACCGGCGGTGGTACACGGGATCGGAAGACCCGGAAGTGCTTTTCGCTGCTACGGGTGGGAAGATTTACTACAAGACATCCGCAATGAGCGATTTTGCCCAGCTTGCGTTCCCAACCGGCGTAACGGCCTACGGGAGCGATGTGTGGAGCTGGGCATCCTACGAGATCAACCCGGAAGGCAGTACCGCCCCGGTGGATGTGCTGCTGATGAGCAATGCCGTGGACGGCATGATCATCATTAAGCCCCCGTACACGGCAACGGTCAGCAACCCGGATTGGGCGGTTGATGCCGTTGACACCAACGGCAAGAAGTTTGGCGTGATCGAACGATATGCCGAGCGGATTTGGGGCGGTGCGATCCCGGAAGACCCGGACATGCTGATGTACTCCCGTCCGTTTGATCCTACGAATTGGACGATCTCCGGCGAGGGCGAGGAGCCGGAAGACGGTGCTGGCGATATCCAGCAGCCGAGCTGGGACGGTGACAGTTTCACCGCTCTCCGGCAGTTTGGCAGCCAGCTCATCGCCTTCAAGGGTAAGCGTGTTTGGCGTATCCTTGGGACCGATCCCGGCGAGTACACATTCAAGGAACAGTACGGCGGCGGCGCTCCCTTTGCCAACACGATTGCCGTGGATGTCGAGCGGATATTCATGGTGGAACGGGATGGCCTGAGCGTATATGACGGCCTGAGCGTGAACCCCTACGCACGGGAAGCCATCGAGAAGCTGTGGAAGACGATCAACAGTGCTGCGATGGATCAGATGTGCGGTGTTCTTTACAAAGAGAAATATTATCTGTCCATTCCGACAGGGAACAGCACGGTCAACAATGACATGATCGTGTTCAACCTGACGGATCGGACGATTTTGTACTATACAGACACTTTCATTGAGAGCTTCATGCCGACCAATGATGCCCTGTATGCGACCAGCTCTTCCCAGCCGGGGAAAATCCTGAAGCTCCCGTATGACTCATGGGACACGGATCATGCCACCGGCAAGGCAACGAAGTGGGTGACACCGTGGATTGACTTCGGACGGAAGACCTACAATAAGGGCGGTTTTGAAATCCTGTTCTCCCCGGAAGTCCGGCGGTATCCGGTCACTTTCCGGTTCAGCATTCAGACGGAGAAGAAGACCAAGACCAAGTGTGTGACGGTCCAGCCGACCATTGCCAAGGCGAAACAGAAGCATGTGCGCTTTGGCGGCACGGGCCGGAAGTTCCGGCTGATCATTGAAACGCTGGGCATCCATCCCGGAGCTTGCTGGAGGCTGACCGGCGGCATTCAGATGGTGGTGGAGACCGACCCGGATTGAGGTGGTTAGATGTCTGAGAACGAGAAGTATTCAACGATCCAGCAGCATCAACCGCTGAGAATACCGGCATCGTTCGACAAGCAAGGTAGGGCGCTGATCCTCCAGCTTGACGAGATTTTCGATGACATTTACCGGCGGTTTGGGCGGTTGAGGGTTCAGGACCTTGGCACGAAGCTGAAGGACCTTTGCCTCATCAAAGACGAGGACGGGAACTACACTTCCATCAGCGGCGTTGCCGGGGAGCTGAAGCTGGAGATCGGTGATATTGAAGGCAATGTCAGCGATATCTCGCTGGTTGTCGGCGGAATCCTGCTGCAAGTCAGCGATATTGACGGCGTGATGACCGAGATCGGCATGTCACGGGACGGCATTGATATGCTGGGCAAGCATATCAAGATCAAAGCCGGGAGCCTGTTTGAAGTCGAGAGTGACGGTCAGTTCAAGGTTGCATCTGAGAACATCGACATTGACGAGACCGGGTTGGCGGTGAAGAAGGGAACGCTGAAAGGCGAACATTACACCACGGACGGTGTTCCCCTCCTGAGCAGTAATGATATCGTGGTTTCCACGGAGCCGCCGGACGGTGTTGATGGACGGATTTGGGTAAAGCCGCTGGATTCTTCTGCTGTGAATTACCGGGAAGCGATTTCCACACGGCAGAATTTGGACGGTTATACCGGAACGCTGGACACGAACGGAGCAATCTCGACAGCTCCCGGCGGCACGGGTGCGACCTATTCATACCGGCTGAAATTCCCAGTCCATGTGGACACATCCAGCGGAACCGGTACTGATGTCACAGCCACGGTTGGTGGCTTGGCATTTACGAAGCACATTAACCAAGGCGATTACAGTACAGGGTTTGACCGGACCTTTGATGTGACGGTTACAAGCGGAACATGGATTGCCGATGTGAGCCAGCTTGCGATCAGTATAGCCGCTTCCGGCGGTTATGTTGCAGCATACAAGCTCAATGTCGGCAGCATCGAGCTGACGGCATCCTATTCCGGCAGCAGCGGTTCCGGTTGGAAGAACTGCGAAGTAAAAGTATACAAGGAGTGATGAGGCATGTACGAGGTTGAAAGGCTCCCTCAGAACATTGACATCGGTTATACGGGGGAACAGGACTTCCGCACAATCGAGATTGATATGAGCGCATGGGTGGCGAAGGTCCCGGACGGGCAGCCGATCCTGATGCACATCCGGCCCGGTGAATCTGAGCCGTACCCAGTGGAGATCACTTTTGAGGATAACATCCTCACTTGGAGCGTTTCTGATGAAGACCTTGGAACCAAGGAAGGAACCGGTCTGCTTCAGGTGTGGTTTGGCGTGGAGGATGAGGAACAAGTCCTTCGACAGCTTGGCATGAGCGCCGTGGTTGCGACCATCGTTCATCTGTCTCTCGCCGGAGAAGGGAACAATTCCTCCACCGTTCAGATTCCGTGGCTGAAAGAAGTCATGGAGATGAAGAACATCATCCTTGGCTACGATTACGAGGCTGAGTCTTGGGCCGTTGGCAAGCGTGGCGGTACGGATGTTCCGTCCACCGATCCGGCGTATCACAACAATGCCAAGTATTTTTCCGAACAGGCGAGTGCGGCGAAGACCGCTGCGGAAGCTGCACAGGAAGCAGCCGAGACCGCAGCCGAGCGAGATGTGGAAGCGTGGCTGGAGGAAAACTTCACGAACCCGGATAGTCCTCCGCTGGATCGGACCCTTGCGCTCAATACATGTGCTGCTCCGGCAGACATGGTTGGTAACTTAAAGAGTGCTTTCAATACGTTTACTGATAACGTGGAAGATTATTTGTATAGCGAATTATCAGATGATACCTTTGTTTTTACTGGAATAGCGGATTTTAATCTACTCGACAGTATATTATATGCCGGAAAACAGTACATTGTAAAAATTAAATTCCAGAACATCACAAACGACAACCTAACAAAAATTACCGCAATAAGATTGTATGCCGGAACTTCAAGCCTTACCGCACATGATGATTTAACTTTTGAAGTGCCATATGCACAAATGCATGAAGGCGTGGTGTATGCCACATATTATTCTCCATCAAGTACAACAAGAAACACGTTGCTTGTAGCGTTTGGAAGCAATGCTTCATTTTCAACAGATAATGTTGAGATTACTGTTGAAGACATGACGGTTAGATTCGCGGAAAAAGCAACGGAAGCAGTTGCGAAATCCGTACAAGACGCTTTGATTAAAACGTTATCAATCGGAGATATTCAATTTACAACAGGGTCTTACCAGAAAACAGACGGAACAACAGCGGCAAATGCAAACTTCAAAGTTTCTGATTTTATAAAAATAAATGAAGGGTTGACCGTGACTTATACAATCCACGGATATAATAGTGTTGCGGTTGTATGCGTTTTTGCTGAAGATAAAACAACGGTAAAACGGTATGTATCATCAAATAGCGAACAGGATTTAACCGGTACACTCACATTTCAGGAAGGCGAAGAATATATCCGTTTTTGTCGATGGAGTACATCGAAGGGTGCGAACGATACCATTTCGATGAAAGTAATCATGGATGTTTCCGCTGAGATAAACCGCATTGATACTGAAATGGCAACCGTTGGCGATACACAATGGAACGGCAAGGTTTGGCATTGTTTTGGGACTTCCATCAGCAACGCAAGCAATGAAGGGAAATATCCACCGTATTTGGTTGCCCTGTCAGGTTTGCAATATAACAACTTTGGATATAGTGGTGGAAAACTGACGAATCAAATTCTTGCCCAAATCAAAGCGGATTCTGGTATCGCAAATGCCGATTTGATAACCGTTGAAGGTTTCGTAAATGACTGGTCGCAACAATCTCCGCTTGGACAGATTACTGACACAACAGCGGATACATTCTACGGTGCTATGTATGATGCGATAACATACATTTTAAGTCATTCAAATGCAACACTTGTATTCATCACGGATTCAACCGGAAGAAGCTATAACAGCATTGACCTTCGCCGTGAAGCGGTTCGGAATGGAAAAACGCAGAATGATTTCATTGAAGCAACCATAAGAATGTGTAACTACATGGGCGTTCCGGTAATAGACGCAGGACGGAAATCCTGTATTTCACAGGATACTGCAACCTTATACCTTGCGGATCAGATTCACCATACAGAAAAAGGTGGCGAACAGTACGCACAGACGATTTGGGCAGAACTGAAAAACATCAAGCCGAGAATCGTTTAAAGTGACCATTTAGAGGTGGAATGAAGTGAACGCTTGGAATGATTTGAAAGTGGGCGATCCTGTTTACCTTCCATGCGAGAGCAGACCGTATAGGGTGAAATGCAGAGATGATCGTTTCATTATCTGCACAAAACCATTCAATCCTAAACGGACAGTGATGTATTTTATCGTTGATTTGAAAGAACACAGGAGAGGCCCAGACAATATGGTATTCTGCTCCGGTTATGAAACGCAGGAACAATGCGAAGAACGGTTAAAAGAATTGCAGGAAGGACGAATTGAGGTATCAATCAGACATGGTGTTCCTGCATAAAAGTGACCTATAAAGAAGGCAACAAAATGAGATGGTATAACAAACGAATCAAGCAACCATGGCTTTCAATAATTTGGATAGTTGCCATCTTGCTAATATTTGCATACGGATATGCTTTATCCAGAGCAATTTAATTTAGAAGTATTAATCGTGACCTATACACGAGAACCGGGGCGGTGACGGCATCGCTCCGGCTTCCTTTTGAGGAGGGATGACAATGCCGTGGTGGACGATATTCATTTGGCTGATGCTTGGAGCGGTCATTGGTTTCCTCTTTGCCGCCCTGATCGTGATGGGAGATGATGACGAGTGAATACCGCAGATTATGTTGACGGTTTGATCGCTTACCTGAAGACTCAAGCCGCAAGCGCCGGTATTCCGCTCTCCGAGGCAGCATGGCAAGCGGCGCTTGCTTGTGAAGGCTGGGCATATGTCTACGGAGCTTGGGGAGCGCTTTGCACGGTCTCCGAGAGGAAGAAACGATTGAGCTATTCGCCTTCCCATACAACGATCAAGACGGCGTGTAAAGCGTTCAATGGTGGCACATGTAGCGGATGCAAGTGGTATCCGGACCGGTTCCGAACCAGGTGCTTCGATTGCCGGGGGTTCACGAAGTGGGCGATCGAGCAGATTACCAGCTTCAAGCTCTACGGAGACATGGTGCTGACCCAATGGAACCATGCGGACAATTGGTGCGCAAAGGGGACCGTTGCACAGGGCATTCCGCAGAATGTGCTGGTCTGCCTGTTCAAGTACAACGGCGATAAATGGACCCATACTGGCCTCTATTTCAACGGTGAGACATGCGAAGCATCCAGCGGTGTTCAGCACAAGACGAAAATTGGCAGCGG